CAATATCACTATGATGGTGTTGAAAGAGTATATTTAAAATACAAATATACTGCGGCAGATAAAACAAGATTAACTTCAAATACATCTTCAACTGCCACTAAAAACTCTGAAAGTACTTCTTACGAAGAGGCAAACAATTACTTAATTGTACCAGAAGGTGTTTTAGCAATAAACAGAATTTTTAATTTATCAGATAAACATAATCTAAATTTATTTGATGTAAGATACCAATTAAGATTAAATGACTTGTATGATTTTTCTTCTACAAGTATTATACACTACGATATGGTATTAAGACATTTAGATTTTTTAGACCACATTTTAGTAGGTGAGAAACCAATTAGATTTAATCAACACAATAATAGACTTTACATAGACATGGATTGGTCTGAGGATTTATCAGTAGGTGAGTATCTAATCATAGAATGCTACAGAAAATTAGACCCTACTGTTATGACAGATGTATTTAACGACATATTCTTAAAAAGATATGTCACAGCCTTATTTAAAAGACAATGGGGTGCTAACTTATCCAAGTTCAATGGTGTTGCAATGATTGGTGGTGTCACACTTAATGGTCAACAAATTTTTTCAGAAGCGTTGCAGGATATTGAAAAGTTAGAAACTGAAATTAGAGGAACATACGAAACGCCTGTAACCTACATGATAGGATAACACATGGCAGTAAATCATTATTTTCAAGGTGGTGATGGTATAGGAAACGCCGCCGAGAAAAGACTACACGAAAATTTAATTATTGAAGGCCTAAAGATATATGGCCATGATGTCTATTACTTACCAAGAACACTAGTCAACCAAGATTTAATATTAGGTGAAGATGTATTAAGTAAATTTACTTCTTCATATCTAATTGAAATGTATATGGAAACAACAGAGGGTTTCCAAGGCGAACAAGAATTAGTATCTAAATTTGGTTTAGAAATAAGAGAAGATACAACATTTACTGTTGCAAAAAGACGTTGGGCAGATTCAGTAGATGACCCTGCAACTTTAATCAAAGGTGGCAGACCTAATGAGGGTGATTTAATTTACTTCCCTCTAATGAACAGTTTTTTTGAAATACAGTTTGTTGAAGACCAAGAGCCTTTCTTTCAACTAGGTAATCTACCTGTTTATAAATTAAGATGTACTAGATTTGAATACAGTTCAGAAAAAATTGATACAAACGTTTCTGATATTAATAAGTTAGAAGACAATCTATCAGTAGATCAATTAAACTATCAATTTAGTTTAGAGACTGCAACAGATGGCGGAACTGGTGCAATATTATTAGAATCATCTACAGGCGAATTAAATTATTTAATAAATGAAGATTACAACTTATCAACACAAACAAGAGACTTTGCAGATAACAGCAACTACGAATCAGATGCTGGTTTTGGTACAACAAGTACAGCAGATGACATATTAGACTTTACAGAAAGAAACCCTTTCGGTGAAGTAGATGAAGGATTTTAATGTTTGGAAAACACTATTACCATGAAAGTTTAAGAAAGATTGTAGTAGCATTTGGTACTATCTTTAACAATATAGTTATTCACAGAAAAGATAGTAATGGTAATGTTATTCAATCACTAAAAGTACCTCTTGCATATTCGCCTAAAGAAAAGTTTTTAACAAGATTAGAACAACAAGCAGATTTAAATAAAAGAGAGGTTGCAATAACTTTACCTCGTATGGGTTTTGAAATCGCAGGACTTAATTATGACCCAAGTAGAAAATTACAAAGATTAGGTAGATTTAAGGCAGTTAGAAGTGACCGTAATGATGTGATGGATTATCAATACAATCCTGTGCCTTATAATATATCGTTTAACTTATATTCATTTACAGCAACTGCTGAGGGTGGATTACAAATTGTTGAACAGATATTACCTTTCTTTCAACCAGACTACACTATAACAGTAAATGCAATACCAACTATGGGTGTCAAACGAGACGTACCTGTTGTATTAAACAGTGTACAATATGAAGACACTTACGATGGTGCATTTACAACAAGACGTGCAGTAAATTACACTATGAATTTTACTGCTAAAACATATCTATATGGTCCTGTCTATGCAAAAAGAATTATCAAAGAAACACAGGCAGATAACTATACAGATACAGAAAACAATCCTAATAGAGAACAAAGAATTATTGTTGTTCCTAATCCTACAAGTGCTGATGCAAATGATGACTTTGGGTTTACAACTACAATAACTAACTTTAGTGACTCTAAAACGTACAATCCATCAACGGATAGTGACGAGTAAAACTCGTATAAATAATAACATATATTAAAGTACTGACATTTAGTGGCAGTATATTTAAGAGGAGATAATAAACATGGCACATTATGCTAAAATAGGTTTTAACAACGTTGTTCTTTCAGTAGTTGGTATTTACAATGAGTCAATAACTGACGCAAATGGTAATGAAGACGAAGGCTTAGGTCAAATAGAAGCACAAAGAATAACAGGTTGGGACAAAGCCTACTGGAAAAAAACTTCATATAATACACGAGCAGGAAAATATTACAACGCTGATGGCACAGAAGGCGATCAGTCTAAAGCATTTAGAAAAAACTACGCTGAAGTAGGCGGTACTTATGACGAAACAAGAGACGCATTTTTACCACCTAAACCATATGCGTCCTGGGTAATAGACGAGACAACTTGTCAATGGGTAGCACCTCAAACAAAACCTGAGGGTGACGCTGCTTTATTTTATACAGACGAAGGTGGTGTTAAGAGAAGTAGAGTAATGCAATGGAACGAATCAAATCAGAGATGGGAAGCAGGTCTATGGATGGCCACTGAAGCTACTTTATACTGGGATGGTTCTGCTTGGCAAGACATTTAGTAATTTTTAAAACCTGAGGTATATTATGAGAAGTGAAACAGACTTTCAAAAAAAGATTTTAAGCGAGCAATTTTGTTTAAAGTTTAAACTACCAAGATCATCTAAAGTAGATTTAGGTCTCATAGAGAATTTTGTTTTATCTTATTACAAAGAAGAAAACAGAATTAGGGATCCAAGATACTGGTATAGAGCCGATTATCATAAACTTAATTACAATCAACACACGCATTGGATTAACGATTATGTATGTGAGGCCTACAATGTTAAGTATCATAGAAAACCTGTCTTAACAAATAGACACGGTGGTATATCTGCTATCGTTCAACAAACAGGCGAACAAATAAACACTCATAATCATATTGATGTATGGGATTTAAATCACTCACCAGACTTATCAGTTTTATTTACAGTATCTAAAATGACAGAGCCTGTCTTTATAGTATTTGAATATGACGATGGTAGACACAAATATAATAGATTAAAAATACCTTTAGAACAAGGTTATGGTATTATATTTTCTTCATCTTTAGATCATCATATTACTAAAAATACAAATAAAGATTTACTTATAAATTTAAATATGAATTACGAGTTATTATGATATTAAAAAATTATTATTACTATCACGTCAATGCAATACCTCACAGTCTTTGTGATGATATTATAAAAGAAGGCAAACGTATCGGTGTAACATCAGGACTTATTGGTGGTGTTGTAGATGATAAAACTTTGAAAAGAACAAAAGACGATAAAGAATTACATAAGAAAAGAAAATCGTTAGTATCTTTTTTTAGTGAACCATGGGTTTACAAAGAATTACACCCATTTATTCATGCAGCCAATAATGATGCAGGTTGGCGTTTTCAATGGGATCACTCCGAGGCAGTTCAATATACTGAATACAATGTCGGTGAATATTATGGTTGGCATGCAGATAGTTGGGAAGAACCTTATAAAGATAACAAAACACCAGCATATAATGGCAGAATAAGAAAGTTGTCAATGACTTTATCACTTACTGATCCTGAAGAATATGATGGTGGTAATTTAGAGTTTGATTTTAGAAATGATACTGATTATGAAAACTCTAAAACATCTAAAAGACTTTGTACTGAAATAAGACCTAAAGGTTCTATGATTGTATTTCCTAGTTTTGTGTGGCATAGAGTAACACCTGTCACTAGAGGATTAAGACAATCTTTAGTAATGTGGTCACTTGGGAAACCTTTTGTATAATGGATACATTTCAAACAGATATATTTTTTGGTTCGCCGATTTGGAAATTAAACAAACCTGACTTTGTTGCAGATGCAATCAAGGCAACAGATAGTCACATTGAGGCATCAAAAGAAAGAGCAATTAAAAAACAAAAAGAAAAGTTAGGCGATGATTACGATAAAGTAAAAGAACATGGCCTTTCTTATCACTCTGATAACTTAATCGGTGTAGAAGGTCTAAAAGAATTACAAGATTACATAGGTAATTCATCACACAATTTATTGGATCAACAAGGTTTCAATATGAAAAAACACACAATGTTT